GACCTTGACGCGTGCGCCGACGGCGCGGCGGCCGAGGGCGGGCCAGGCGGTGTCCAGCGCCGGCGCGATCTCGGCACCCGAGGCAATGCCGGCGAACTCGAAGGCGGTGGGCGACAGCTGTTGCCAGGCGGTGCCGTTCCAGTAGCTGATTTCGCAGTCGGTCGGCTCGTGCACGCTGAAACGGTGGTTGTCGTCGGGCCAGGCCTCCAGCTCGAAGCGGAAATGGCGGCGGCGGTAGACCCGGCCGGTGATCTGCTCGGCCTGTGCCCGGGCGGCGGAGATGACGCCGAGGATGAAGGGGTCGAGGTCGTTGCCGTCAACGCGCGCGGCCAGCTTGGCCTCGTCGAGGGTGACGGGCTCGCCGGGGTCAGGAATCGCAAAGCTCACGGAAGACACTCCGAAGGCGACCGAGCTGGGCAGGCCCGCTGCAAGCACCGAGAACTCTCGCAACGCGCTGAAGGACGGCGCGCCGTAGGCCAGGGTGCTGGCCAGGCCAGCAGCGGCCGCGGCAAAGTCCACATGCCGCGCGAAGGACGGCGCGCCAAGGGCCAGGGTGCTGGAAAGTCCGGCGACAGCGAGAGAGAACTCAGACACGCGGGTGAAGGTGGGCGTGCCGAACGCCAAGGTGCTGGCCAGGCCGGTCGGCGTCAGGCTGAAGGTCGCCGAGCCGATGGTGATCGACGCGGTTGTGGTGCCGAGGTCGGCGCCGTCGACGAAGAGACGGTAGGTGACCGTGTAGGTGCCGTCGGCCGTGCCGGCCGCGACGCTGAAGCTGCCGTCCTCATAGAAGGTGGCGCCAGCGGGGCCGCCGCTGACGATGAGGCCGCAGAACTCCTTGGCGTCGTCGGCGCTGCTGTCCCAGTCGTTGTAGAGGATGCCGGCACCGTTCGGGCCGGTACCGGTCGTGGCGCGCATCGTCGCGCCGTCGATACCCAGGCCCGGGTACAGGCTGACGATACAGGCGCCCGCGATCAGCGGGGTGGTGTCGACGCGGCAGCTCATGGCGTCAGGCGGCGGTGAGCAGCTCGACGCCCTGGGCGCCGGTATCGGTGCGGCGCCAGACCACGCGGTATTGCGTGGCGGCAGTCAGCGCGGCATCGGTGAAGGACACCACGCCAGTCGAGGCGTGACTCGTCAGACCGGTCTTGCGGAGCACCAGGGCGCCGGTGGTGGCGTTCAGCACGAAGGCCTCGAAGGCGGCCGAGAGATGCAGCGAGCCGTTGTTGCTCTTGAGCGGGCTGCTGGTGAGGCCGGCCGCCGCGGCGTTGACCGTGAGCGTGGCGGCGTTGCTGTTGGTGGTGCCGTTGCTGTCGGTGACGGCGCAGCGGTACTGGTCGGCGTTGTTGGCGTTGCCGCCGCTGACCGAGGTGGCGGCGGTGGTGTAGCTGCTGGCGGTGCCGCCGGTGCCGGTCGTCACGTTGGCCCAGCTGCCACCGCCGTTGGTCGAGCGTTGCCACTGGTAGGACAGCGCGCCGCCGCTGGTCGTGGCCGCCACGGTGAACGTGGCCGTGGCCGGCGTGGTGACGGTCTGGTTGCTCGGGTGCGTGTTGATCGTCGGGCCGGAGGGCGCGGCGTTGACAGTCAGCGTCGCGGCGTTGGAGTTGACCGAGCCAGGATTGGTGCCGCCGGTCTCGGTCACCACGCAGCGCCATTGGTCCGCGTTGTTGGCATTGCCACCGCTCACCGAGGTGGCGGCGGTGGTGTAGCTGCTGGTGGTGCCGCCGGTGCCGGTGGTGACGTTGGCCCAGCTGCCGCCGCTGTTGGTGCTGCGCTGCCACTGGTAGGACAGCGTGCCGCCGCCCGTCGCTGCTGCCGTGACGCTGAACGACGCGGTGGCCGGCGTGGTGACGGTCTGGTTGCTCGGGTGGGCGGTGATGTTGGGCCCGGGCGAGGAGCGGGTGACCGGATGCGGCTGCGTGCCGTTGACGACGGTGCCGTTGACGGTCAGGGTGTACGTACCCGTCGTGTCGGACAGGTCGCTGGGATCACGCAGAGGGAAGCAGATGCCGCCAAGGTCTTCACCCTTGCCACCCGCTAGGAGCGCGGTCACGTTGGCGTCCGTCAAGGCAATGCCGGGGAACACGGTCGCCTCGGCCAGGTTGCCATTCAGTGCATTGCTCAGGCCGGCACCGTTGATGCGCAGACCGCCGATGGTTATGGAATCGTGACTGGCGATGTCGTTGGTGATGGCCGCAGTGATGATTTCGGTCGGCGTCGCGCTGTGGCAGTAGATCCGAGCCTTCGTCAGGCTCTCGATCACCACCACCCACAGTTTCATCGTGCTGGCCAGAATCTGGCCGGTCGTCTGGGTCACCAGGGCGCCACCGCTGCCGCCCGGATTGCGATAGATGCCGTACTTCGTCGTGCCGTTGGCGTCGAAGAAGAAACCCGCCCAGCGGTCACCACTGGCCTGGCTTTGCGACAAAGGAATGCAACCCGCGCCGCTGTCGGTGCTGGCCCAGACACCCAACGAGAACGGGAAGCCTGTAGCGAGTTTCTGTGCCAGGCTCAGGAAGCTGGAGCCGTTGGTTTTGACGCTCATTTATCGGAGCCTCATGAAGTAGCAGTTCTGGTTCGCCACCGCGCTCGCGGGCACATAGAGCAAGCCGTTGAGCGCCTTGACGTACCGGAAGCGCGAGTACGTGTAGTTGTCCGCGCCAGTCGAGGGCGGCACCTGCGTGCCAGCGCCCTGCGTAAGCAGCGCGATGTCCCAGGTGCTACCGGCGTTGGGCGTGATGACGTAGACCCGGCCGCCCGAACCTTCGTTGGCGCGAAAGAAATAGAAGCGGTCGCCGACGTCGTCATAGACCAGGTTGCCGGTGGCCATGCCCGCCGCAGCGAGCGCCGAATGGGCCGACGAGGGGTTGAACGTGAGGGCTGTGCGCGAGGTGCCCGCCGCGTTGAAGATCGAGGCGCGGACGATGCTGCTGCCATCGGTGCCGCCCAGCAGCACCAGCTGGTTCCGGTTGGTGTCCCAGCAGCCCGGGCCGCTCAGTTCCACGCCGCCTGAGTAGGTCTGCGTCATCAGGCCGGTGACGGGCGACCACTTCCAGAGCTGGAAGTAGTTCGCCACACACCAGACCTCGCTCGTTGTCGAGTTCAGGATCGCGCCGGTCATGTTGCCGACCGATGCGTGCGTGTCCGGGTAGCCGCTGCCGCTGGCGCCCGGGTTGTCCGGGACAACGCCGTCCCAGGTGTTGTCGTTCAGGTTGAACCCGTCCACGTTGGACGTGTTCGAGTTGTTCGCGTAGATCGAAAAGCCGCCAATCAGCATCACACGGTCCAGGGACGGGACGTAGGTGCAGTTCCAGTAGAGGTGCCGGGCGGCGGGCCAGCCGTTCGGGTTGTATTCCGACTCCTTGACGATGACCGGCGACGCGGGTTTGCGCACCGTCCAGCCTGGGACGTCCACCATCAGGTCGATGGCGACCACGCGGTTATCCCCGCTGTCGTTGTGGCCGCCAGACGCCGCCACGACTCCCACCGCAGAGCCAGCCGTCTCCTTGAGGGCCATGCCGGAGAAGCACTCGGCCCGCGCGCCCGAGGCCATGACCGACGTGTTGGCGATCTGGAAGAACTCGTTCAACGGCTTGCCCGCCAGCCAGGCCGGCATGGTCGACGGTGCCGACCTCCCGGCATAGACCGCCGCCCCGCTGGCGGCGACGTAGCTGTCAGCGCGCGGCGTGGCCATTACAGGGCGAAGATTTTGTTGGCGCCGTTGTCGTGCGTCAGCGTGCCGCCGGTGGCGCCGGCGGCGATGGGCAGGCCCGTTCCGGTGTCGAGGATGTAGATCAGCCGCGACGTGCCCTCGACGCCGGTGTCAATGTAGTAGGCCACCGCCTCGATGCTGGGCGCGCCGGAGAGGCCAGACCAGGTCGGGTCTGCCGCGTCGAAGATGCCATTCGTGACGCTCTTGCCGCTCAGCGTCACCGCGGCACCGACGCGCGCACCGACCGGGATGTCGCTCAGGAACTGGTGCGAGGCGCTGTAGGTGTAGTTGGCCAGGTCGACCAGCTGCGCCTTGACGGTGCTGGTCATCAGCACGTCCAGCAGGTATTCCTTGAATTTCGGGTAGAGCGTGTTGGACATTGGGGGTTCCTCGTGGTGGGGCTCAGTCGCATGCGCCCCGAGCGGGCGCAGGGAGACTGGGTCCCGTCAGTCGATGGCGGCGACCTCGACGCGCTTGGCGGCGATCTGGGCGGTGATGGCTTCCTTGACGTCGTCGGCAGTGGCCGCCGCGAGCGTCTGCTCCAGCTGGCCGATCTCGACGAGCAGGGCCTGGCGGCGGCTTCACGCTGCTCGGCGGCCAGCTCGATGCAGCTGCGCACCACCGGCGCGCCCTGGCTCTTGGCGTAGGCGACGGCGTCCTTATGCGGGTCGACCTCGCCGCTGGCCTGCAGCGACTTGATGGTGGCGGGCTCGGCTTCGACGATGCTGCCGGCCTTGAGCTGGTGGGCCGCGATGTCGCACAGGACGACGGCCAGAACGAGTTTTGACATGGGGTTGACTCCGGGCGATAGGGAGATGGACAAAGGCCCCGCAGCGGTGAGCTGCAGGGCCTTGCTGTCGCGCGGCTGAGGCGCGATCAGGTCGCGGAGTTGGCGTAGTGCTTGACGGCGCCGCCGGCGTCGACGAGGTTGCCGCCGATGCGCTGGAAGGCGACGAAGCCGACCTGGCCGTTGAGCGTGAAGGCGCTGTCGGTCATGCGGAACAGCGTCAGGTCCATCACGCGGCGGGCGATGTACTTCTTGAAGTCGCCGCAGAGGATCGACTTGGCGTTGGCCGCCATGGCCGCGACGTCGTCGTTGATGGTGATGGGGCGGTTCAGCAGGCGGTCGGGAGCGCCGCCCGGGTTGCCCTGCTCGTAGCCCGGCACGAAGATGGGACGGCCGTTGCTGTCCTTGATCTTGCGGACCACCTTGAGCGAGCTGTCGGCCATCATGAAGCCGAAGCCGGGGCTGGCGCGGTAGGCGCGGTTGATGCTGTGCTCGAGGTCGACCAGGTCGTCGTAGATGACGCTGGCGGTCTGGCCCGTGGTGCCGGTCTTGCCGAGGGTGGAAGCCGTGACGATGCCGCGCGGCTGGCCGGTGCCGGTACCGGTGGTGAAGTGCTGGTTGACGATGCGGCCCAGGCGCATGGCCAGCACGCCCTGGATGTAGGCCTCGATGTCCAGGAAGCTGTCCTGGATCAGCTCCCACGGCAGCGCGATCTTCTTGGACGAGTACTTGTAGACCGCCAGCGAGGTATTGCCGAAGGTGGTGTCGGCACCCGTGGCGGCGGTGTTCTCGCCGACGATCTCACCTACCTCGGCCGTGGCGTCGGCGGTGGGGAAGTTCATGGCGGCGCCGCTGCCGGTGTTGATGATGGAGCAGACCTCCAGCATGCCGCTGTAGGCCTTCATGGCGGCCTCCAGCGAGCGGGCGTACTCGGTGGCGACGGTGAAGCCGCCCTCGGTCGTGGTGGTGGTGCTCATGGCGGCGCGGATGTCCGGCGTCATGCGGTTCATGAGCTCGGCGCGCTGCTGGTCGGTCAGCGCGGAGATGCCGCCGGTCAGGTAGGCGCGCAAAGCCTTGCTGTTGTCGGACTGCTTGGACGGGTCGCGGGTGGCATCGTCGCGCACACGGTTGAGCAGGTTGTCGGTCTGCTCGCCGGCCAGCTGGGCCAGGCGCGTCTCGCGCTTGATGTCTTCGTCGATGGCCTCGATCTCGGCCAGGATGGTGTCCAGCTTGCTGGCGTCGGCGGCCGGCATGCGCTGGTCGGACGGGGTCTTGGCGCTGAGGGTGTTGGCTTCCTGGGCCTTGGCGTTGCGGGCCTCGCGCAGTTGAGCGAGCTTGCTCATGGTGGGGTTCCTTTCGATGAGGGATGAAAAAGGCCGCCCGAGGGCGGCCTGGCTTCGACGTGCGCGAGAGCGCTAGACGAACTGGGTGCGGGCCAGCATGGCGAGACGCTGCTGCTGGCGGGCGCGGTGGTCTTCCGTGGCGAACTCCGGCGAAGACGCCGGGACGGGGGCGGCCGGTGCAGGGGCCTGCACGCGGTCCGGCTTGTAGGCGTTGGCGTAGGCGGCCAGATTCCAGGCAGACGCCTGGGCAGAGGCCTTCTTTGCCGGCTCCTTCACAGCGTCAGCGAAGCCGTACTTCACGGCGTCGGCGGCGGTGAACCAGGTCTCGTCCTCGATCCAGCGCCGGAGCTGCTCGATGTCCTGACCAGTGCGGCGCTCGTACTCGGCGAGCATGCTTTCGTCGCAGGAGGCGAGCAGGTCGTGCATTGCCATCATGTCGCGCTTGTTGCCGATGGCCAGGCACCAAGTTTCATGGATCATGAACTTGGACGAAGGGGTGATCAGCACCTCGTCGCAGGCGCAGGTGATCTCGGTGGCAGCGCTCGCCGCCAGGCCCTCGATGTGGGCAGTGACGTGCGCGGGATGCTCGCGCAACGCCTGGCACATCGCCTCGGCACCGAACACGTCCCCTCCTGGGCAGTTCACGCGAAGGTCGATGCGGGGCGTCTGGATGGCGCGAAGGGCCGGCACGAAGTCCTGCGGGCAGATGCCGCCCCACCACTCAGCCGACACCCGGTCGCCAACGATGGGGTCATAGAAGTAGATAGTTGTGGTCTCACCCTCGGTTTCGGTCGCGCGCACGATGCGCTGCTCGATGGGGGTGAAGTTGCGGCGGTTGTCCGCCAGCAGCTGCAGGAGGCGGTTATGCCGCATGGGAGGCTCCGGTGGGTTCAGTGGTCTTGGCGGCGCCAGGGTTGGCCTCCAGCTGGCGCGGGGGAAGGTTCTCGGCGCGGCGGATCTCGTCGACGTGCAAGAAGGGCTGCTCGCCGGCGCGGCCCAGGCCAGCGCGGTAGGCCTCGAAGCGGCTCTTGGTGTCGCCCTTCTCCAGGGCCGCGGTGACGTGCTCGACGAAGTAGCGCTGACGGGTGGGCCACAAGCGGTGGTTGAACTCCTGCGCGATCTGCGTGAGGTGACTCATCAGCGTGTAGCGCACGAAGTTGCCGCCCTGCTCGGCCATGCCGGTGCCCCAGCTGCTGCTCTTCTCGGTGTGGCCGACGAGGTGCGGCGGCACGCCGAAGATGCGGCAGATCTCCTCGACGCTGAAGAGCCTGGTGGCCAGGATCTCGGCGTCCTTCGGGTTGATCGTCAGCGACGCGGGCTCCAGCCCGCCGGTCAGGATGAGCGGCGACCGGGCGCCCTTGGTGCGGGCCAGCAGCGAGGCCTTGAGGTTGTCGAGCTGGTCCTGCTTGAGCGTGGCCGCAGTCTTGAGCGCGTAATCGAAGGTGGCGCCTTCGCTGAACAGCTTGCCGCTGAATTGCTGCGCCGCCAACGCATTGCCGATGGCCTCGCGCGCCGCATAGGTGATGGGGCTGGGGCTGGTGAGGCCGTCATAGCCGAGGCTGGTGAGCTGCACCATGTCGGCGGGGTCGAGCGTGTAGGCCGGGCCGACGTCTGGCTGGACGCGGTAGTACTTGCGACCGGCGCTGTCCTTGAGCGGCTGGACGCGCAGCGGGTGCACCGGCCGCCACCCGATGACGCGGCTGCTGTAGACGCTGGGCCGCAGCAGCTCGGCGAAACCATCGCCGTAGAAGAGCTTGGCGCTGACGAGGAAGGTCCAGGCGTCGGCGCTGGAGAACTCGTCGCAGGCGCGCTCGTTGAGCATCCAGTGGTAGTCGTGCTCGGCAGGCTGGCGGTCGGCGCCCGGCAGGCGCTCGAAGATGCCCAGCGGCAGCGTACTGATGGCACCGGCGATGCGGGAGACGCAGCCATAGACGGCCGAGACGCGCAGAGCGGTGTCGGGGGTGACGGCCTGGCCGCTGGAGGACATGCCGGACATGCCGAGCACGTTGACCAGCTCTTCGTAGTTGAGGTTGGTGGTGACGCTGTTCTCGCCAAGCGCCTGCACGCCGACGCGCTCGGCAGCGCCAGGGCGGTCGGCCAGGTAGCGGGAGAGCACGCGCGACTCGTGGCGGCGGGCGGTGAGGTCGAGGATGTGCGACATGCTCAAAAGCCCAGGTCGATGACTTGAGGCGCGGCGTCCTGGCTTTCGCCGACCATGGCCCGGGCCACGGCGATGATGGTCGCCACGGCGGCGTCGATCTTCTTCTCGGGCCGGCTCTTGCGCGGGAAGATGTTCTCGTTGCGGTCGGGCTGGACCTCGACGTTCGAGAACATCCAGACGGTGGCGGGGTTGTCGTCGTGGTGGAAGCGACCACCGTCCACCAGCGCCTCGATGAGCTTCATGGGCTCGCTGAGGTTGCGGGTGGTCATCGGCAGGTCCACCACGGTGAAGCCGTCGGCTTGAAGCGCGGGCGCGATTTCGCGTGAGCCCCAGGGGTCCATGGCGATCTCGGAGACGATGACGCGCTCGGCGTCGGCCATGGCGTCTTCCTTGATCTGGTTGAGGTCGATCATGTTGCCCGGGGTCTTGACCAGGTGGCCGGTCTCGACCCAGCCGCGGTAATGCTCGTTCTCGGGCTTCTCGATGGCGGCGGCGGGCAGGTAGTTGCGCGTGAAGAGGTAGTAGTGCATCTCTTCGTCGATCTCGCGCTTGAAGATGATGGCCTTGGAGGCGATGTCCTGCTTGCTCGCCAGGTCGAGACCGAGCCAGGCCGGCTCGCCGGCGAACTGCTCCAGGGACAGCTCGGGGTCTCCGCACTTCTGGAAGTTCTGCAGGTTGAGCCAGGGGCTGGCGGCATTGACCCAGACGTTGAGGTGCTTGGTCTTGAAGACGGCCTGCTTGCGTGGGTCGGAGAGCGCGTCGCGCAGCTGGCCGAGCAGGAACTCCTCGCCGACGCTGACGCCCATGTTGGGGTTGGCCTTGCGTAGGGCCTCGGGGGAGGTCCAGTCGTCGTCGGCGTCGATGCCATAGATGACGCCGAAGCGGGTCTCGTCGACGATGAGGCCTTCGAGGATTTTCTGGAGCTGACCCTGGTGCATGAAGCACGGGCCGCCGACGTTGTACCCGGCCGTGGTGATGACGAGCAGCAGGGGCTGCGACCGCGCGCCCATGCCGGTCTTCATGGTGTCGTACAGCTCAGAGGTCTGGTGCTCGTGGTACTCGTCGACGATGGCGCAGCTCGGCGACGCGCCGTCGCCGGGCTTGCCGATGACGGGCTCAAACTTGCTGTTGTTGCCAATGACGGCGAGGTTGGAGACGTTGACGACGACGCCGAAGCGGGCGCGGAACTCGGCGCCGGCCTGGCCGCTGGCCATGAGGCGAGCCGGCGTGAAGACCTCCAGCGCCTGTTTGAGGGAGGTGGCGCCGCTGTAGACCTCAGCCCCGAACTCGTCGTCGACGGCGAGCATGTAGTTGCCGATGACGGCCGCCAGGGTGCTCTTGGCGTTCTTGCGCGGCACGACCAGGTCGGCCTGGCGGAAGCGGCGCTTGCCGGTCTCGCGATGGACCCAGCCGAACAGGGTGGTGAGGAACCAGCACTGCCAGCCCTCCAGGCGGATGCGCTGGCCGCGGCCCGCCCAGTCGCCCTTGATGTGCGGCTGCAGCTCGGCGAACCTGCAGATCCGCACTGCCGGGAAATACTTCTTGCCCTTGCTGTCAGTCAGCTCGGGGTTGAAGACGTAGGGGAAGCTGGGGTCGACGTGCTGGCGCGCAAGGTCGTTGATCTGGCGCTTGCAGGCCAGCACGGTCCAGCGGCAGGCGGGAATGCGGCCCGCGGCCACATCCTCGGCGTACTGCTGACCGAGCGCGACGTAGTCCTTCTGCATGGTCACAGGCCGCCGTAGCCGGCGGCGTCGCCGTCCTGGTCGTCGTCTTCGAAGAGCGCCCGCTGGCGCACGGAGCTGGTGCTGACCTTGGTCCGCGTGGCAGGGCTGAGGCCGAACTCGGCGAGGAAGTTCTTCACCTGCTCGGCGGCGCGATTGCCGATGACCCAATGCGGGCTGTACTGGATGGCACCACTGGCCGTGGTGTAGGTCATGCCGTCGCCGCCCAGGTACTCCTCGCCCTTGGCCTCGGCCTCCGCGCGCTTCTCGGCCGCGAGCGCCATGGCGCGGGCCATCTGCTCTTCAGCCCACACGTAGCGGGCCCAGGCCTGGCAGTACAGCGACAGGGCCGAGCGGTCCAGCTTCGAGATCAGGCCGTAGCGCTCCAGCTCGGGCGTGATGCGGCGCCATTCCTTGCGCGCCTCGGGCAGCAGGTGCTTGGGACAGCCGGGGATCTCCACCTCCGGCTGCAGGCCTTCGCTGAGCTGCGCTGCGGACAGCTTGCTGGGGTTGCCCCGCAGCATGTGCACGTTGGCGGGCAGCGCCCGACGACCAGCCATCAGCCCACCCACCCCATCGCGCCCGGCGCCTGGGGTACCCCCCCCGCCTCATTTCCCGCACACGAAAGTTTGGCTAACCGTTCGGTCCGGACAGAACGGCCCTGAACATTTGATGCCCCCCCGGCCTGGCCGAGGACGAGAGCGACGAGGTCGACGCCGTGCGGGGTCA